CCTATATATATAGTCGTGCAATCACTTCGTGAACTAAGAATTACACAAGAGATGATCGGTGGAATAAAACAAGCGCGAAGACTTCCTCAGCAAATATTGGTGAAGCGCGATTTTATGGTGGGATCTGGAGAGAAGATTGAGAATCCAGTTGTTCCCTAAGTTAAGCTGAGATGTAAGTTATAATGGACCTATCGAGTTTAAACAGGAGCTCATTGATTTTATGCCACAAGCCGTAAGTCGAAAACAATGGCGCCTAATGCAGGCAATAATTCATGGAAAAGCTGATTCATCTAAAAGTGGTGGACGTGGCACTCCTCCTAAATCTGTTGCCTCCAAATATACTTCTCCCGGCAAAGATGCTCCTGAAAATCATGGACAAAATCGTGGCGGCACATGGGGTGAAAAACACCATGCGAAAGCCAAAGAAAAAGTAAAAGAAGAGCGTGCTAAGAGAAAAGCACATAAAAAATCAAAGAAAGAACTTAAAAAGGCTTTTGATGACTTTTATAAAGGCAATGCTGCTGCAGCTATAGTGATGGACGATAACAATAGAATTCTACTGGGTCGTCATCGTTCTGGTGGATTAGCATTTGCTGGTGGTCACTGTGACGACGCAGACGGCAACAAAGAAGTTACAGCTATTAGAGAACTTAAAGAAGAGTTTGGAATTACTGGCAAAAACCCTCAAAAGGTTTGGTCAGGTAGACTTAACGGTAACGACTGTGATGTGTTCCTTATGGGATCCTTTACTGGCGAACCAAAATCAACAGATGAGATCAAGGAACCGCGTTGGGTTGAACCAGATGACATCCCTTGGGATCGATTGCGCGATTGTTGTGTTGAACCCCTTGAATCTTTAATTCGTGAGAAGATGGGTAAGTCTCTTATCGGAATGGTCTCTTTAGAAAAACTAGAGAAAAACGTCATTCGTCAAAAAGGTGATGCTGTTCTAGAAGTCACTCATGGTGATTCACTTAAAATTGTAGGCAATGGTCTTTTTAGAAAAGTGCGTGAAATTGTTAAAGACATGGAAGATGAAGATTTCCGTGATTTTGATATAGATACCTACAAGATAAGTATACGTAAGCACATGAATGATGTATACTCTGGTCGAGTTGTTGATGGACACAAGATGGTCTATCAATGGACTAACAAGTCGCTCCCTGAAGTTACTGTTGCTCTAATGAGCGTTTTTGAGTGGTACCTTCCAGAAGATGAACAAGATTTAAACTTACTAGATGACAATGCACTACCAGATGATGTTGTTCACGGCGGGATGCAGAATCTAATTGATAATTATAAGAAACACAATATTGCCAATATATATGAAGAGATGGAGACTATTCGCGAACAGATTCGCAATGGTATGGCGGTAGATCTTCAGCAAGTTGAAGCACGTATAATGACGCTGTTTGATAAGTTAGAAGATGTAGTTCACAACCTTACAGAGAAGCACAACCATCTTGCTGAAATGGCTGGCTCTGAGATCGATGATCTAGAAAGAAAACTAAGAGAACTTCAAAGCAAGATCGAAGACATGGGTAATAGGCCAGAAACAGTTGAAGCTTTTTCTGTGCACAGAACCAATCCCGCACAAATACATGATGATAACTATCCATACTTACCGCGCCCTCAGATCGAAATATCTCCAAACGGCAAGATTAAGATAACTTTTGGTTCTGATTGGACCGGTTTAGAAAAAGAAAACTTCTTGCAGGACCTTCGAGCTAAAGTTATAAAGCGCAGTAAGCCAAATGATTAACATACACTTAGAGATAGAAAGATTAAAAGCCTCTTTACTTAGCAGAGGGTTAGATCCCGAAACAGTAGAGGAACTTGCGGCTAAAGCTGAACAAGAGATTACATTCTCTTTAAGAGAAAGATTAGACTCAGCTGTAGAAATGGCAGTCCAGTCCGGCGTGCAAAAAGATTCAGCTGATTTTATAAACGAGCTTCGTCCAAGACCTGATGCTTTTATGTTAGAAACAGAGTCAGGAATTACGGATTTCAGTGATCCGCCATTTCCTATGTTAGATGTTCTTTTAGCTAATGGCGCAAAACCAATGAAAGATGGAAGTGGTGTCTATAAAGTGATACCAGTAGGTTCACCAAGCAAGAAACCTAAGCTGCCTATTCATACGAACATATTTGATGCTCAAAAGGCCATTACGGCAGAGAGATACACTAATGCTTTATCACAGTACAGCAAGATTGCTCCTAAGAACTCTAAAGTTCAGTTTAGGACTGTGACGAGCAAGCAAAGTCGTTCTACTCAGTGGGTTTTACCGGCTAAAGAGAAAGATTTTACAGCAGATCTACAAGAGATCAATTCAATGTTAACTGACTCACACGATGATATAGTACTACAAGTTATTAAGTCATATGAAGAGGGTTTCTAATGTCCTGGGTCATGCCTGAGATTGTAATTCAAAAAGTTCTTGATTATGGTGTGAAACAACTTCGCGCCAATAAGACTGAATTTTATGATTTATTTTGTCAATTTGTTCAGGATGAGCTTGCGGATGACTATGGTCCTGATTACCTAGATGATATCTGGAACTGGTTCTCTACAACTAAGATTCCTGTAGTTAAAGCTTGGTCATTGAATACACAGAAGATTCCGTGTATTAGTGTTCATTTAGCCAACGAAACAGAAGACGAAGCCAAGGCCGCTGTTGGAGATTTAGCTGGTATATTTGATGATCTGGGTGAAACCGGGACCGGTGTGTTCACGGTGATGGTTGACATTGGTATTCATGCCAATAGGGCTGGCGATCACGTATTGTGGCTGTATTACATAGTTTCTTATGTCTTGTTCAAGCATAAACTTATGGCAAATAGGTTGGGGCTTAAGTTGCACACTTTTAGTGCATCAGATTACAATAAAGATGCAGGCAAGATGGGCGAGAACATTTGGACACGTTGGGTTAGATTTCGCTGCACCACTCAGAACTTTTGGGATGCTGACAGATTTGCAGAAATAGCAGAGATCAACACAGATCCTAAAGTTGGATTAGAGCCGGCCTCTGATGTTGCAACTTCACTAGATGTTAACATTGAAGAAGTTGATACTACAGCCAACGATGGTATAAAGGTAAGCAGAATAGGCGATGATCAAGGCGACGACGACTTGAATATTTAACTGAGTGATCAGTTAAAATATAAGAAGGACTACATGGCAAAAAAGTATAGAAACAGATTGATCTCACAAGACGAAAACGGGGATACCACCTATGTTCGTGAAGAGATCAAAGATGAGCCAGCTACTCTTGAAAAATCAGTATTAGGGGAACCAAGTATGGATTTTGAAAGCTGGTTCGTATTGAGAAGAGAAGACATTCCCACTCATCATCACGAGGAAATTATAAGGGCTGACTTTAATGCCCGTAAGGTTCCAGGGATGGCAACGGTGGCAGAATTTGATGCGGCTTTAAAAAAGTATGGTATTGAGTTAGATTAACCTAGCTAAATACCTATGTTATAATTGAGTCAGAAACTAGACTCAGGAGATATAAACATGGCGATTAATGTAAGCTTTAATGGTGCTACCATTTACAAACCGGGCGCTTACTCTAAGACCTCGATTGACCTTGGCGGAGGCTTTCCTCTCAGCCCTACTGGAATCGTTGCGATCTTTGGTGAGGCTGATGCAGGTGCTCCTGGTGATGCAGAAGTAAATATTGCAAATAACGTATTTAGTCCCGATCAACTACCACAAATTCGTGCGAAGTATCGCAGCGGAAACCTTGTAGATGCTTGTAATTTCTTGTTTGCTCCCGGAGCTGATGGTGCAATTCCAAGCGGTGCTCAAGCCGTTTACATCTTTAAGACAAATTCGTCTGTTCGCGCAAGTTTGCTTTTAGCTTCTTCTTACGGAACTGTTCGTGCACGCGAATGGGGCGTTGGTGGAAACAGAGTCACTGTTAAAATCACAGGTGCTGGTACTACACGAACAATCACTCTTTCTCAAAAAAGAGACACACTTGTTGAAACGGCAACGGTTGGCGGAAACACTGTTATGACAGTGACAAATGCAACAGTTGGTTCTACAATCACGATCGACGACACAAAGGTATCTTTGTTTAATGGTACTACTACAACCAATTTGCTTAAGGCTGGTTATAACAGCGTTGGCGATCTTGTAGCAGATATTAATCTTATTTCTGGTTACTCTGCTGTAATCGGTGTAGGAATAGACTCACGCCTTCCTGTTAGTGTACTTGATCACGTAACTGCACTATCTATAGTTGCAGGTGGCGCCGTTAAGATGGACGCATATGAAGTACAACAAGTATTCGAACAATCTCAGATTGCTTCTCTAGAATCTCCTGCTTCTTCTGGTCTTCCTGCAGCGTTGACTGAAACATTTCTTGCTGGTGGAGCACTTGGTGCAACATTGACAGCGGATATCACAGATGCTTTAGCTAAGTTTGAAAAAGTACGCGTTAATAGCGTTGTGCCTCTTTTCTCACGTGATGCAACAGCAGATATCTCTGACAATATGACTGACACCGCTTCGACCTATACAATCGATGGAATTCATCAGGCTGTTAAGACGCACCTAAGTTTAATGTCGACAACTAAAAAACGATCTGAACGTCAAGGGTATCTATCAGTTAAAGAAACTTATGCCAACTGTAAAGCCAAAGCAATCGGTATCGCATTTGCACGAGTTCAATTGTGCATCCAAGATATCAGAAACATTGATGCACAGGGCGTAATCAAGTGGTTCCAACCTTGGGCTGGTTCTGCTCTTCTTGCTGGTGCGCGCGGCGGATCTCCAATTGGAAATCCAATGACATTTAAGTACTTCAATATGTCAGGTATTCGTCAGACTGCTCAAGCTATGTCAACTGCTGAACAGAACATCGTTATTGATTTCGATCCAGATACACAGTATGATGACGGTATCAAAGCCGGTATTACTTTCTGGGAAGCGCCTCAAAGTGGTGGTTTCCGCTT